CGCACCACAATTTCCGTGGCATCCCCCAGGTCCGCCAACTCCCTATTGAACTGGGCCGGGGTAACCCTGTCTTCCCACCAACTTTGTGCGCTGCTGATAGCGCCGTATAAAAGCAATTCTGGCGGGCTTGTTGCTGTTCCCGGTATAAAGTTCCAGAACTTATTTTCCATTGAACTGCTGGCCTTCTGGCTGCCCTGTGCTGCTGTTGGCAATCTCCTTCACCTCTTTCATTTTCAATTCTTCCTGTTTTAACTGGTCAATATTGGCATAGTAGTCTGTTCCTGTCATTTCCATGGTTTCACCTTGCCTTGTGGAAAATCCGTTGTTGACCCTTGTAACCGCTGCATTGACTTCCTGCACCGGATTAAGGATGCCCCTGGCCGGGCCGTTCCACTCCGCCTTGCAGTATGCCTTCCGGCGTAATGGGTCAGAAAAGAAACCTGGTGCCTTTATCCTTCCTTTTGCCACCGCTTCTGCCATCCATTCTTCATAGATAGACTGGCAAAAATCCCTGGATAACCATTCCCGGTACATTTTAAACATCTTCCAGGCTTCTTCTAATGCGCCACGGCTGGCGGAATAGCTGCTGTTGAAGCATTTCAGCAGTAGTTCATATGGTATTTCAAGCGCCGCCCCTATCTGCCTGCATATGGCTTCCACAAACCCGCTGAAATTTGCGTTTGGCCGCCCTGGCGTGGATGTATTTGCCTTTTCCCCTTCGTTCAAGTCAATCACGGAACCTGGGGCCAGTTCGATTGTATTATCATCCTCACTGTCCACCTGTTCTTCTTCGTCAATGCCGGAACCAATAGGAACCCCGTCACCTGGCCCCTCTTTTTCAATGAAGACTGTGAAAAGGCCGTTGACCACTGCTGCCACCAGTTCTGCATCCGTATAACGCCCCAGTTGTTTCAGCGCTTCAATGACCGGGGCCAGGAACGGAACGCCCCTGCGCTGGTCAATCCTTTCCCGGTTCATAATATGGATGACGTTACGGCGGCCTGTCTTTTCCCCATATGCCGGAACCCTTACCCACTCCATAGGTTCATTGGCATAAGATAACGGATGATGTTTCGAAAAGTGATACGCAATCACTTCCCCATCTTCATCCGTTTCCACTCCACCAATTATTTTATTGTTAAGGGTGTCATATCCCCCAGGGCTTGAAAGTCTGTCCGCTTCTACCAACTGCACCCGCAAGTCATATGGCTGGTTTTTTCTGGCCTTTGTCGGCAGCAATGCCAGGCAATCACCAGAAGTAAGCCAGGACAAAAAGGCAAGCTGCTGCAATTCATAAAAATTATCAATGCGGGCCATATCGCAATCCGGGCTGTCGGCCCACAATCCCCATTCCCGTTCAATCTGTCTTTCCAGTGTATGTGCTTTTTCCGGTTCCAGGCCCAGCACTTCCCTGTCAAGTGTTGGTTTCAACCGCAACCCACGGCCCACCACATTTGTGCGCATAGTTTTAACGGCACCAGTTGCAAGCGGCACCCCCATATATAAATCCCTGGACCGCTCCCGCAATATGTCCAGATTGTCTTGTATGTCCTCACGGGCGGAACCACCATGGGAAAGCCATCCGGCCAGTGATTTCTTGTGAAGGCTTGCCCCATAATTTCCATAACCGCTGTTCAGTATTTCCATACGCCGCCTTGCTTCTGTCCGTTTCAACGCTGCCTGCGGGGCCACGGCTTCCACAACTCCATCAAACGCCCTTGAAAATATCCCCATCCGTTCACCTCCTTCGGGCATAAAAATAGCGCTCCGCATAATACGGAACGCCTTATCCTATTTCCACGCTACTAAAATACCACATTTTTCCGGGCAATGGCGGGCAATCTTTTTTTACTGGGATGATTATTGATTTTCTTTTAGATGTGTGCTATATTAGAGAAAAGGGAAAGCCACTAGCGGCTCACCCTCACAATGTATTAGCTTTAATTACTTAAAGCCGTCACATGGTCAGATGTGGCGGCTATTTTCTTTTGTCCTTGAAAATCTGATAAACCAGACCAACAAGGGCAACAATGAATATACAAAATTGGAATAAATCCGCATATGTAACCATTGGGCAACCCTCCTTTCTTTCGTCTGGAAGGCTGCTGCCCTCCGTGAAAGAGGGTGTGCCGCCAAGTGCTGTGGCTTTCCCAGGGGTTTCCCCCGGCCTTTATCATACCATATTTTCTGATTTTTTCAACATAATTCTACAAATCACGTGGTACAATCCTGTATGTCCGGTTTCTTCCCTTCCGGTTTGCAGCATTTTGAAGGACATTCACTTTTCCCTGCCAGTATTCAATCTGTTTTCTGATTTCTGACAGGTTCGCCCGTGTTAGGGTCCTGCTGCCTATTGTATAGCTTTGGTTTGTTGTCACGGCCAGTTCTGCTTCCAGCCAGGCATCCAGATGCTTTTCTGCTATTTCCAGTGTTATTCCTGTCATATTATACTTTTATACCTCCACTTCTCCTTCTTCCCCTTCTGGCCTTAGTGGCCTGCTGGGTGTTTACTGTTTCCTGTTTCTCAACTTTTTTCAGCGGTACGCCCAGAATTTCAATGGCGGCAGATGCATAATTCCGGCAGTCCAGGGCTTCATTTCTCTTGTGTTCATAGTCTTTTATTCTCCATTCAAAGAATGGGCGGCCCTTTTTATATACCAGGACTTGTTTTTCTGCTGTTAATCCCTTGAAATAGGTTTCATTATAGCCTTTTTCTTCTTCCTTCGGAAAATGACAATATCCCGGCCCTTCTTCCACCACCTTCAAACGTTGCAATAACAGTGATTTACCCGTGTCCACCCCCAGGGTGAACAAATACGCCTGCTCCCGGTTGTTTTTTGTCGGCTTCTGGATGTAAGCCGCTGCGCTGTCATTGCTGCCCTTTATGGCAAATATACGGCGGTTAAAACGTGGCTTGCAATACTTGTATACCTCATTTGTCCGGTGTCCGCCGCTGTCAATGCATGTACAGGCAATCTTCATTTTACTTCCATCCGGCTTGTGGAATGTCTGCATCAAAAATGTGTCCAAATCGGTCCATACCTGTTTCAGCTTCGTATTTCCGTAAAGCACGGCATATTTTATGCCCCAGCTTTCAAACTCTGGCCCCCATCCGACCACCTCTATTTCCAGTCTGTCATCCTGTGTGTCCACTCCTGCTGTCAAGTACATAACTTCTGGCGGCACTTCACTGTTGTAACGCTCCCGGCGCTTCATCAGTTCTTCATCCTCTACCTGTTCGCCTTCTTCTTCCCACGTTTGGCCCATCTTTGTATTAGTCCAGGCTTTCAGCGGTTCAATATTTCCTTTTTTCTTTTCATCATTTGCCAGAAGAAACTTTTCAACAATATCTTGCCACTTTGCAAGCGTGGACCCCAGGGCGTTCAGATGGAACCCTTTTATTGGGTTTTCCGGGTCCTCATGGATGTACTTGCCTTCTGAAAATTTCCGTTTCCATACTGCTTCTGGTGATATGGTTCCACATTCCCGGCAGGCGTAATGGATAACTGTCAAATCATCCCTATCAAACACAATGTTGCCCCATTCCAGCGGTTGCAGCGCCCCACACTCCGGGCATGGCACATTCCATTCCCCACGTGAACTGTGAAGATATTCTATTTCTATCCTGGAAGCGTCTTTGATTGTCGGTGTTGACACATATACTTCTTTACTATTCCAGAATGTTGTCAACCTTTCGGATGCCAGGAAAAGCGGGTCGCCTTCACTTCCTGCCGTGGCCGGGTATCGGTCCACTTCATCTGCCAGCAGAATTTGAATGGGCCTGGATGCCAGGGAAGAAGGGCTGTTTGCGCCTACCATAGTGATGTGCCCGCCTGGGAATATCTTCTGCAATATGGTATTCCCACTATTCCTTGCCCTGTCATTCACCAGGCCGGACAATATCGGTGTATCTTGCAGCATTTTAGAAAGACGGTCCTTTGAAAACGCTTCCGCCATCTGGATTGTTGGCTGCATCACCAGGACCGGGGCCGGGTCATAATGCATGAAATAACCGATTGTGTTTAAAATCGGCCCTTCCGTCTTCCCTATCTGTGCGGATGACATGACCACAACTTTTTTTATCTTAATATCTGATATGGCATTCATCATTTCCCTTTGATGCGGGGCCTTTTCTGTCCGCCATCTTCCAGGTTCGGCGGAAGCTCCCTGTGATAATTGTCTGTATGCATCCGCCCAGTCAGACATATTCATTTCTGGCGGCGGTTTCAGCCTGGCAAATATGCGTCTGAAAACCTTATTCGCCTGCTGGTCCATCTTCTTCCGCCCCCTCCCCAAATGTCTTGTCAAAGTCCGCCAGTTCTTCCAGGGCTTCATCCGTGGCCTTTTTCAAAATCATAAATATTTCCGCCTGGTCCGTTTCTGTTGCTAATGTTGGGCTTAATTTCACGGGCAGAGAACGCAACTTTGACCGGAAACGTAATAACATGTCAGTCATAACCTGTTCCACATCCTCTGCCCTCAAAACCTCCCGCCGCTGCATTTCCAGTTCCAGTTCTTCTTTTTCCCTTTTGGCCTTCACCAGCCTGGCCCGCTCCGTGTTGTAATCAATGTCAAGTTCGTTGTCCGTGCCATCCTTACGCAAATAATGAATATATCTATGCAGGGTGTCCAAAAGATTGTAAAGCCCCGGCCTGGCTTCCTCTATGATTTTTTTATCACGCAACTGCCGCACCCGGCGTTCCGTCAAGTCCAGCCACCTTGCGATTGCAGCGCTTGTATATAGCTTCATTTCTTTTTTCACACCCCCCTTTTTTATCCGGCCCGCAAACCGGAAGCGAAAAAATATTATTCATAAATAGCCAGGCTTTGGGCGTCTTCGTACCCGCACTTCTTTCCGGCGCTGAAAGAACCTACCTTCATTCTGGAAATTCCGGGTCCATATCCTCTGCGCCGCCATCTTCCGGGTCATCAAAGTTAAATTCCCCTGTTGCCTTCTGTTTTGCAAGCTGATATTTCTTTTCTTCCAGCTTCAAGCGTCTGTCCTCTATCTCATACGCCTTCATGCTGTCCAGCAGCTTGATGATGCGACCATTCAGCCTGTTCAGTTCTCCTTCTACCTTCATGGTCCTATCAAACGGGCTGGCTTTAATGATAGTCTTCATTGCTGTCTTGAACTTCTCTTTGCCCTGTCCTTCTGGGTCTTCTGCCTGGCCTGCATCCACACCCATAGCGTCTTCCTGCTCTATATCCTCCACCGTCTTAGGCACTATCATGTGTACCACTTTATCCGGGTAATATCTGCCCTCTGCATCTGCTGCCTTGTATTCTTCTAACAGTCCATTCAGATAGGCTTCACGCACCAGCAGTTGTTGAAGTTCAGCCAGCATTCTTGCCAGGCTATCCCCCTGCCTTAATTGCCTAATCTCCTGGGCCTTGTCTGGGTCTATATCCTCATAGCCTGGCTGCACGTATGCCCCATGTGTAACGGCGTTTCTGTTGCCTTCTTTTGCCGGGGTTTTTCCAGCAGCATTTTTATTCCCATGCTGCCCCCCTTTTTTCCTGGGCCTATTTTTCAGACATTCTTCCCACTTATCTTCACTTTTCCATTTCCTTATCCTGGCTTCTGGCACGCCTGCTGCCACCGCCAGTTCCTTTGTGCTTATGTTCCCATCACTATCCAGGTATTGTTGTAATGCCTGGTC